CAAAAGATTAGAACAATTATCGCAGTTCTAACAAGATATATTTATAGATAATGTTAAAAGTAATAGAGTTACAAATTGAGGAGGCATTAAGTGCCGATACTGGTGTTTGGGAAGTGGCTTGGGTTGAATATCCGGCAATTGAGGAGGAGTTGATGTATTTTGGGAGACAAAAGTTTTACAGGGCTCCTGTAAATGTTTCCAAAATAGCGTGCCAAGCCATAAGGGAAAATGAGAAAAGGAAAAACAAGGCGGCAACACAGGTGGGGAAAATTAGAGCACAGCAATTGTGTAAAAGAGAAACCATTTCATTAGAAACAATAAATCGTATGAAATCATACTTGGAAAGAGCCAAGGTGTATAATACTGATGATTGGGACGATAAGGGCACCATCTCTTGGAAACTATGGGGTGGTAGAGAAGGATTGGAGTGGGTAGATAGTATTTTATCCTCAATTAAAAATAAGGAGAATATGGAGATTGAGGACGCTTGTTGGGAAGGATACGAACCTTATGGTATGAAAGAGAAAGATGGTAGATTAGTTCCAAATTGTGTCCCTATTCAACAGAGTAGAGAAAACTTTGTTAAACCAAATCCTGGTGAAAGTAAAAACGATTATATTAGTAGATGTATTCCTTATGTATTAAATGAGGGAGCATCACAAGAACAAGCGGCGGGTAAGTGTTATGGTATGTGGGAAGGTAAAGAGGATTTTGACTATGATATTTCAGCATTACCTGCGTATGATAATTACCCTAAATCAGGTGATACTAACGCTATGTTGGTTAAACCATTTTTAGGTGAGGTTGATGATTGTGGTTGTATGGCTTCCAATAATGAGTTAGATGTATTTGGATATAACACCAAGTATTTCTATATCTGTCCTGGTGCTACAGCAACATTTACAGATTTAATAAACAACTCATCATCTTACCCTGATGATACTTTTGGTATGATTAGAGGTGCTGCGGTTATAGCCGATGCTGTGTTTAAGATTGAGAAAGATGTTTTAGAAAGTGAAGTATCAACAGAAGCCCAAGTAAAAGAGGCAACTATGTTAGTTGATGACTTTAAGGATATTATGGTAGAGATTACCAAACTGACTGGTAAAGATTATGACGTGTCTTATATGGATAATCATATAAAAACAATATCATCTTACCTAAACAGAGAACAATTTACTTTAATGGGTTATATTGATGGAGAACCAATCTTTTCAACCAAACAAGAAGCAGAGGATTACGCTGTGAATAAAGGTTGTGTAGGTTCTCACGAACACAAAGACGAAAATGGTAATTTGGTTTATATGGCTTGTGAAACTCACCCAAGTAATCCAAATACAATTATCGCAAAAGATTATGATATTAAATCTATTGGGGGACAAGAAAATATTGATGTGATATTCAGTAGTGAATATAACGATGAGGAAAAAGAAGCATTAGTTTTACTGGCTAAATTAGGAGAAATTGACTATGAAAAGTTTGAGGCAGTAGTAGGTCAGTTGAGAGGTGCTACATTAGAACAAGTTAAAAGGAGAAACCATAAAACAGCAACTCCATATTACTTGTATAAAAGAGTTTTACAGGGAGAACCTAACAGGGATTTCTGTAATAGTATTGAAGGTAGATATTTCCGTAGATTTGAGATTGATTTATTAGATGGATTGAATACTCAATTCGGTCATAATAGACAACCATACTCAAAGTGGTTATACAAGGGAGGACCTAATTGTAATCACGCCTTCTATCGTGTTTTGGTTGTGGGTAATAATGTAACTGAAATAGGACCTGAACCAGGATTACCAGGAACCCCACCGATGAATATGCCGAACAACGGATATTATAGTGAGGAAACAAAAAGAAAAAGTGAAATCGCATACATCATTTCTCAACAGAATATGAGTAAGATGGATTTTGATTTGATTGGTGATTTAACACCACTTGGATATGTTGAAGGATTACCAATTTATGATGATGAACTTATCGCAGCAGATGCGTCATACGCTATTGGTTGTGGAGGGATTTATGAGAGTGTAATGTTTGAGGGAAAACAAAGGTTCCAGGCTTGTTCTTACAAAGCACAAAAGAAGGAAAAGGGAGATGCTCTGTTCCGTGCTGTTGTGGAAAAGAAAATGATTTACACACCACTAATGCTCCCAAATATTTTAATTCCAAGATTAGATGAGGTTACTGGTGAAAGATACTTTGTAAAGTTCTCACCTGAAACAATTGAGAAAATCCAACAAAAGTTTATGATAGAACAGAGAATGCGTGATACAAACTACGAACACACCGATAAAAAGTTCCAAGATTTGGTAATGGTGGAAAGTTGGATTGTAGATGGGGATAGTGATAAAGCATATTCATTAGGATATACACCACAACAAATACCAAAAGGAGCCTGGATGGCAGGGTATAAAGTATTAGATACTGATGAAGGAAATGAGGTTTGGAATAAATACATCAAAACGGGTAAGGTAAAAGGTGCTTCGGTTGAAGGAAACTTTTTACTAAACTTTTCCCGCTCAAAAAATGATGAATATTTATTAGAACAGATAATAAACATAATTAAAGAAATAAATTAAAAATGAACGCGCAAGAAGCATTACAAAAAATATCTAACTTGTTAAACATCAATTTTAATTCTAAAACAGAAAAGTTCTTTACCACTAAATTAGTAGATGGTATAACTGAAATCACAAACAACAAAACCGATGACTTTATGATTGGTGATGAGGTTTATGTAGTAGGTGAGAGCACTTTAGCACCAGCGTTAGAAGGTGAATACACTACCCGTGAGGGTCTTGTAATCTCTTTGGATACTATGGGTAAAATCGTATCTATGAGCGAAAAAGCAGAGGACGAAAGTAACACAACTGAAATAGAAATTGAAATTGGAGATGAGAAAGAGGATATGATGTCCGCAGCAGAATTGACTGACGGAACAAAGATTGAAACAGACGAAACAGGTGATTTTAAGGTAGGACAAAAACTCTACGTTATTACAGAAGCCGGTGAGAAAGTTTCAGCACCAGAAGGAGAACACACAACATCATCAGGTATTACATTAGTAGTAAATGGTGAAGGTTTCATCACGGGAGTAAAATACCCTGATAGAGATGGTGAAGGTTCTTTGAGTGAAATGAAAAAAATGAAAGAGGCTATGGCAGAAATGATTGGATTGATTAAAGACCTAAATGATTTTAGAACAGATTTTAACAAAATGAAAACTGACTTTGAGGCATTTAAGAAACAACCCGACAGAGAACCAGTAGTTAAAAAGTTCAGCACAACCTCTGCTGATAGATTAGATTGGAAATTGGAATTGATTAAAAGTTCCAGAGGAGTAAAAAAATAAAACAAATAAAAATAAAAACTAATAAAAATTAAAATGGAAAATAAAAAAACTGGTTCTAAAACAACCAAAATGAACTTTAACTATGATTTGACGAACTTACCGACATACAATAGTTATGGAGACGAAATGCTTATCAAGGCTTTCTTGGGATTGACCCTTCCAAAGTATTCTATGGTAAGACCTAACTTAAAAGGAACTACTGAAAAAGTAGGTTTCGTTACAGATGAAATCTTTTTACAAGACCTTTCTTGTGGATTTGACCCTTCTGGAACAACTACTCAAAACGTAGTTACGATTGACTTATGTAACAAAAAGTTAAATCAGCAACTTTGTCCGTTAGAGTATTAAATTAAGCGGACATTAAATCGGGTGAATTGCTGGGAAACCTGGAGACAGACAATCAGCAGCCAAATCTACGAAGTGAATTAAAGTAGTAGAGAGGTTCAACGACTAATAGGTGAGTATCACACACAATAATCCTAACACGAGCGCCCGACACCGATAAAAAGGTGATGATATAGTCTAATCACTACGAATAATCGTAAATAAAGGTAGTGAAGGTAAGGATAAAGAGCCATACCGATAATAAAAATGATGATTTATACGACACATACTTATCTCAATATTTGAGTGATAGTAATTTCCAAGAGAGCGTCCCATTTGAGGAAGTAATCTTAACAGACATCTCTAACAGAGTGGCTAATGAAATTGAAATCCAATTGTGGAGAAATACTACAGCAACTGGTGCTACTCAATACAATAATCAGTGCTTTAATGGTGTTAAATCTTTGATTACTTCAGGTAATGGTGCTACAGCGGTTGCTTACACTGCGGCTACTCCAACAAACGGATTAGATGTATTCACAACTTACTACCAAAATATCCCTCAAAACGTATTACACAGAGACGATTTGGTAATCTATTGTGGATATGCTGACTATCGTGCGTTAGTTGCTTCTATGAGAAACTCAAGTTACGTCAATCTATTCAGTTTTGATGATAAGTCAGCGGCTGCGGGAGACACCTGGAGTGTTATGCTTCCTGGAACTAATGTAAGAGTAATTCCTACACAAGGTTTAACAGGACAGAACTACGTAACCGCAGGTGCGGCGGGTTATATAATGGTGGGTATGAATAATGAGATGATGACTATTCGTAGTATGTATGACCCGTTCCAAGATGTAATTAAGATAAACCTTCACGCTACTTATGGCGTTGGTGTATTTGATGTAGCATCATTTATGGCAACAGCATAAACTAATCTAATATAAAGATATAGATATGAGTTGTTTTATAGAGGAGGGTTATACCCTTGATTGTCGTAATGCTTCAACAGGAGGCATTAAAGCGCTTTGGATTTTAGGCGCAAGTGGAAACACTATTTCAGGTTGGACGTCCAACGTGGATAATGAAATCACATCAATATCAGGTGCTGGAACTTTCTACAAGTTTGAGTTAGTTAAACAAAGTTCATCTCTTACAGAGGCGATTGCTGTGAATACAACATCGCAGTCAGTAGTGTTTGAACCAACTTTGGTAATCAACTTACCAAAGATGAACTCTAATTTGAGAAACTTGTTTCAAAGTTTGGTTTCACAAAATAACATCTACGCTATTGTTTTAGACAATAACGATAGATATTGGAGTTATGCTTTCGCAAACGGAGGTTTAGTTAGTTCTGGAACATTACAGACAGG